TACTCAGTTCCATAAGTCACATACCCAACAATGTCATCAAGAGTATTTTTCATGCGAACGAATTTTAATTCTGGTTGTTCTACATTCTTTTTTCTTGGCATTAGTTTATCCTTACATTGTTGGATGTGAACGGAAACTTTTCTTCGCTATAAATCTTCACTCGTTCCTCATAATGCTTCAATGTGAAGTTTGTATAAGGACCGTACCTTAAATCATCAGCGATATCGTAAAGTGTAGCAGCATCTTTGTTTTCACCAAGACGAAGCACACGACCAATTGATTGCAGAGAACGGATCTTACTCTTTGTGGGAGAAGAGAATACAATATTATGTAGGTTACGGATATTCACACCTGTCGAGAATGTTCCATAACTGGCTACAATGATCGCATCGTTTTCTTGTTCAGTGATATGTCTCACTGCTTCGCGATCTTCAGCCTCAACCCCACCATGAATAAAGAACACTTTGCGATTGCCGCATTTCTCTTTAATCGTTTCATATAGTATCTTACCGTGTTTTTCGACATAAGTAAATAAAATTAAACTATTGCCTTTTAAATTAATTGCAAGATCACATATAAAGTTATTTCGACCTTCGTGTTGAGTCAAAAAATTCATTTCATCTGGATATGAAAATCCTTTGATAGATTTGCAAACAACCTCTGGGTATTTCAACACAATACATTTGATACTAAAGTTTGCGAGTTGTTTTCTTTCGATGAGTTCTTTAGTGCTAATGACTTTAAACACAGGACCAAACAAACCCTCAAGAACTAATTTGTTTACCTTGCTATCATCCAGTGTACCAGTTGTGCCGATGCGCACATCACAGTTGATGAGTTTAGTCATGATGCTTGTCAATGACTTGGCTTTAAATGTGTGAGCCTCGTCGCCGATGATAAAATCAAACTGCGCGAAATACTTCTTTGGCATCTCATAGATTGACTGCCAAGTAGAGATAACTAGATCTGAATCAGGGATTTTACTTTCACCACCAAAGATTTTTTGACAATACTTGTCTACATCCCAACCATTGTTGCTGGAATAGTTTTTAAAGTCAGAATGCATTTGAGTAACAAGATTGATTGTCGGCACAATCAACAATCCGCGCTTCTTGCCACTATTCAATAAGTGGCGAATCATCATATAGATGATTAACGATTTTCCTGATGCCGTGGGCGATATGAGTACAGTTCGCCGTTTTGTAAGTCCGACGCTAGATGCCAGTAACTGATAATCTCTTGGCTCCATTGGAAGGGAGAGAGCATTTGAAAGATTCTTTGTATCGATTGGATGAACTTCCCTGTTTTCATCGATGACCTCGAATGTGTAATTCTTTTGCTTGCAGAAAGTCTTTATATAGCCAACTAGTCCCGCATAAATTTGCTTCGTTCGTAAGTTGAGCAAACGAATTTTACCATCCCAGTGTCTGCTTTTAAATGCTGGGCTGAATTGGTAGCCAGGGGTCGAAAAGGTGAAGAACTCAGACATCTCCTGAAGAATAGAATCTTCAGCATGCACTTGAACATAGATATTATCAACCTTTTCAACAGCGACATGGTCAATCATCGAGCACCCTGGATAAACTTCTCCCAACCCATATACTCTTTCAACTGCCAAGTGCGATTGTTAAGTTCTTTCATGACATTGGTGCAAAAGTTTGCAGCCTCTTCATGATAGGCTTTTTTTCTTTTCATCTTGTTTAAATCTTCATCGCCATCAAGATAAACTTGCATATCTGATTTAAGAGTAAATCGAAATGGTTCCCAACCAAGTTTATCTAACTCTTCTTGATCCAGTTTGCCACTGTAATACATCCACTTGAGTTTCTTTAGTTTGTCAAACTCTAATCCTGCTCGCTTTGCTGCAAGATTGTGCAGTGAAAGATATTTGTTATATTTGTTGTGAATCAATGGAATGCGTAGGATCTCTTTGCCAGGTTCCGTAGTATCAACTTCGGAATCCTTTTCCCATTGCAACATTAATTCTTCAAGCGGAGGTGTTTCTAGTTTCATACATGGAATTATACATCAGCGCAACTCAAAAGACAAGTCAGTGCAATAGTTGTCTTACAATAATTGCACCAGTATAATGAGTATGTCTAGTTTGAACGAACTCTCAAGAATAACTATTAGATTCTTTCGTATTCGTAATAGGCAAAGCGAAATGTCGCGTCGGCGACAGCAATATTCTCTGCACTGTCCATAGAATTAAATAAGATTGTCGACACTGAAACTGGAAACAAATCAACAAACTTAACACGGAAGTTTGGATTGTTTTTGTTTGTAAACATTGTCATAATAGCACTTGAATATTGTGGTTTGTTTTTATCACGACCACGGATATATGGTGCCTTTGCTTGACGAGCAAGATCTACATACTCTTTAAAGTCTGTAGGAAAAGTAATTCCGCGAATCCAATCGTGCAGTTCTGTCCAAGCACGAAGATCTTCATCAACTAGAAATGTGATATTAAAAGTATCATATATCATTTTTTCGCCAGGAACAAACAAATCAATAAATGGTGTTGATCTTACAATTTCTGTAAGCGAAACACCAGGAAGATTTGCTGACTGACAATAGTAGGTTGCTCCAGGCAACCGATCAAATGTCACTCTGAATTTTGTACTTTGTAGTAAGTCAGTATTTGTTGGTGTGCGAGTAAGTGAAGTCATTCTTTCTATTCCTAGAAACGATACAATTATTTAGGTGTAAAAAAAAGGGGGAGTCTTTCGACTCCCCCCAGTTCTTTGCCTTATTATTGTTATAAAGTCGGCAATAACTTACTAGCACATCAATTATTGATTGATGTTTAGGACAACAAACTTGCGATAGTACATGTTTGTGTCGTTTGCTAGAGCACCAGTACCAGCACCAGTGGCAAATGGATTTGCTACGAGACCATAACGGGTCTTGAAGCCAACCTTTGGCTGGTAGGTTTGTGGATCGATAGCACGAACCATCTGGAGTGGAACATATGGGCAGTAGAAGAGACCAGCGTCATAAGCGTTGGTTCCCTTGTATCCTACTACGACATAGTCTGTACCAGAAACAGAATATGGATCAACATAAACCTTGATGCGACCGAACAATGTACCAGCGAAGGTATTGCCTGTGTCGTCAACTGTTAGGTTTGTTTGACCTGTTAGTGCTGAGTTATAGTCAAGAAGACCAGTCATTGCGAGGGCTGAAGCAACATCTGTTGAGACGATTACTAGGTTGCCCTTGCCGCGACGAGTGTCCTTGGCGATCTTATTGGCTGCTCTTTCGATTGCGAACAAGAGTGACTTGTACTTCTCAACCTGCCAACGACCGCTTGTGTCGCTTGAGGAAGATAGGTTGAAGACATTACCTGTTGCATTGTTTGTGATACCTGCGTTAGCAGTTGCATAAACAGTACGAACGACTTCGCGGTTGATTTCTGCGAGAATTTCTGTTGACAAGATATTTGTCAATTCTGTTTCTGCGTCGAGACCGTGAATTGCCTTGAGGTCTTGTGCCAATTCTAGCGTGTAGGATGCTTGTAGACCACGAGTGTTTGCTGTAACAGCAACACGGTCGATCTGGAAGCCCATCTGTGCTAGGTTTGCTGATTCACCGAAGGCTGTTGAGAAGCCAGGACCAGTGTTATCAAGACCGAAGATTGATGAGTTAGCATTACCAGGATTGACAGATAGTGTTGACTGTGTGCCAGTAGCAGCATTACCTGAGTGACCTGTGTTTGCTTCGTTATAAAGAGCTTCACCACCACGAGCTGTTGCAGATGCGTATGTTGAACGCATTGCGAAGATCAAGCCTGTTGGACCTGTCATTGGCTGAACGCCGCAGATGTCATAAGCCATTAGGTTTGGTAGTGCACGACGGACCAATCCGATTAGAATTGGGTCGAAGCCCTTGATTGCGCCTTCGCTACCATTAACAGGTGATGAACCACCACCGATGTTGTTTGGTAGACCACCGCCTGCAACTGAACCTGCTTCCCAGAGGTTCTGCATTGAGCGTGATTCTTCCATGAGGGCGCGCTCTTGGTTTTCAAGAACGAGTGCAGTAACTGCACGCTTGTATGGGTCAGTAACTTTTGGTAGATCGCCGTGATCTAGAACTGGAGCCCACTTCTTTACATATGTTTCATTAAGATACATTTTTATTCTCTCCGTAAAAAAGATGAGTTAATTAGGCTTTTGGAGCCGTTTTTGCGATTGCATTAACATAATGTTTCATCATACCATGAATTTCTGCTACTTCTGGCTCTTCAACAGCTGTTTCTTGAAGAGTCTTTACCTCACTTTTCACATTTGTTTTACTTGGGAAGTAGTTCTCGCGAATAGTTGCGAGCTTATTATCAAACTCACCTTCTGTGGTGAACTCCACGCCCTCTGCGAGCGATTTCATTTTCTCAATCTGCACTTCAGTTAGACCTTCGCAGATCTTACGAATTGCTTCGTTCTTCTTTGCAGCATTGAGTTGTTCTGTTAGAGAAGCAATAATCTCTGATGCTTCTTCTGTTGTCTTAACTGTTGATTCTTCGAGTTCTGCGACGCGATTTGCGAGCTCTTGTGCTACATCAACCTTCTCGTCTGGGATTTCGATATAGTGTTCTGCGAATAGATTCTTTAGACCACCAATGAAATCGTCAACGAGTTCTGCACGAAGACCTGCTTCGATTGCAACTTGATTGTCCTCAACCCATTGTTCAACAACATAGTTTAGATATTCATCAACTTGTGTTGACATCTGATTCTTGAGTTCTTCGACAGCTTCTACAAGAACTGCATCATTTTCTGTCATCATATCTTCTAGGATAGCATCAACTCGTGAGTTAACTGCTGCTTCGAAGATTGTTGTGGCTTTTGTGCGGAACTCTTCAGAGAGTGATTCGCCATTGAAGAGAGCGTCGACATCTTCTGCCATTGACTTGGCATGCTTTTTCTTCATGTCGTTCTTGAAGGCTTCTTTCATTGCCTTCTCA